GAGATTGGTTATGACGTGCAAAGTCTGCAGCTCAAATTAAAAATGTTTAAGGAATGGGTGGTCTATTACCTTATCAAAGAGCTGCAGCCCTACATCAAAGAGTTTCAGGAGTTTATCCGCTGGCTCAATGCTAAATTTGGCAAAAGCTTGCCTGCACTGGCGCGTAAGGTAGCCAGCGTGTTGGCGAGTGTGGTGCGTGTAGCCATGTCGCTGGTTAAGGCTCTAAAATGGCTATTTGAAGGCATTTATAATTTTATTGACGCGCTGCCAAGTAAAACAAAGGCTTTAGTAGCTGTGTTTGCTGTTGTTGGTGCTGCCATCATGGCAGGGCCGTTTGGCCTGATGATGATGGCCATCGGCACTGCCCTCATCATGCTGGAGGACTTCTTTGGTTATCTTGAGGGACGCGAGAGCAGCAATACTTTGAAACCGCTCTGGAAATGGCTTACGGATGAGAATAATCCGCTGCGTCGTCTTATTGAAAAGCTTAAGGAAGGCATTGCTTTTATCCTTGAGAAGCTTACGGAGCTGTTTGAAAAAGTTTTTACGGAAGAACGGCAGGAAAAGCTCAAAAAGACTGTCGCTACCATTGCTAAGGGCGTTGCCGAAATGGCAGAAGGCCTGGCTACGATTGTCGAGAGTATTTTTGGCAAGAAGTATCCTGTTGTGAAGAAATTCTGGGACTTCTTTCTGACTGCCGTTGGTAAAGTTGTAGATAAGGTGCTCACGCTGACCAATAGTATGGGACATCTTATGCGTGCTTTGGGTAAGGCTATGCAGGGCGATTTTAAGGGAGCGCGTGAGGAATTCATCAATGCGGCCGCTGATGAAAATGCAACAGGCGAGCGCTCTAAATATATCCAGCAAAAGCTTATGTCGATGGGCTTTACTGCTTCTGCTGCCGCTGGTGTTGTAGGCAACCTTGTCCAGGAATCTGGTTTGCGCACGGATGCTATCGGTGATAATGGCACATCCGGTGGTTTGGCTCAATGGCACAATGAACGCTTAGATGCTCTTAAGCGTTTTGCTGCTGCGCGTGGTAAAAAGTGGACTGACCTTGACACGCAGATTGAATTTTTGGCAGAAGAAATGCGCACGTCCTACGCTGATACTTATGCTAAAATGCAAAGCGCTGAATTGCCGGAGATAGCCGGGCAGATCATGACGGACGAATATGAAATCCCTGATCCTGCATCTGCTAATTATGCTCAACGTCAAGCTAATGCTCGTGCTGCCTATGAAGCTATGCAGTCTGCCAATAAACAAACTTCTGCTGATGCATCTCACGGAGGTGCTGGCAGTTCATATGACAGCCTTGTATCGCCTACGAGCTATGCTGCAGGTTTTGCCGCTGGTGGTACTGCCGGTCTTATGCCAATGGCGAACAGTACGGCAAATTATAACGGTGGAGTTGTAAATGTTGGCGGTATTGTGGTTAATTGTGGGAACGTAAGTGATCCTCAGGGCGTGGCTAAGGCTGTGGAAGGAACAATGGAAGATTTTGCCCAGCGTCTGGCAGCGCATAACGGAGGGACGGTGTTTGTATGATTGATTTACCCAAAATCTCTTTGCAAAAGGAACTTCCGGGGGTGCTCAAAAGCACAGGAGTGAGTACAGGTACAGTGAATACGCTGAGCGGATTGTATGCTGCAGGCTCACTTGTGTCAAAGGTGTTTGCTGTCGGCAAAAGCATTGCTTCAGGAAATCCGAAGAATTTGTTTGACCAGAGCAATGCTTATGTTCCGTCTAAATGGGAGAGCGGTCTAGGCATTCAGCAGACTCTGATGGTTAAGACAAATATCGGTGGCTTCTTCTTCGATGCTGTGTTTAGCGTTGATACTGAGCATAGTCTTACTGTTACGCAGCACCCTGTACAGACTGGTGCAAATATCAGTGACCATGCTTTTGTAAATCCTGTCCGCATCAGTATGCAGGTAGGTGTGTCTGATGCTATGGGTTACAGGTATGGTTTTGTGTATGAGGGTGCAGGCGTATATAAATCTGTGCAGGCTTACCGTATGCTCTGCAAGCTGCAGGAACTGCGTATACCTATGGATGTTGTTACGCGCCTGAACACGTATCCGAATATGCTTATTGAGAGCATTGATGTGAGCGACGATGTGTCGACGCTATGCGCGCTCAAAGCTACTGTGAATCTTGTGCAGGTGCTGGTGGTTAATGTTGGAACCGAAAAGGTTTCCGCGCGTCAGTGGACTACAGGTGCACAGCGCAAATCGCAGGAAGTGCAGCCTAAAGGCGACAACAGTACGATTTTGCGCAAAGTAGAAAAGGGCACAGATCTGGAGGTGAAGTGGTAATGAGCTATTATGAAATACCATTGACTACCACGCCTTTCGACCAGAAGACTTTTAAGCTGACGCTGGATGGCGAGCGTAACATCAACATCCTGCTGAAGCTGCGCTATTATGATTTGTACGAGCTGTGGGTGGCTGATGTCTGCGACAATAGCACAGGCGAAGAGTTGATTACAGGCATGCCGCTGGTGCCTGGCATTGATTTGTTAGGTCAGTACGCTTACCTGAATATTGGCAGCGCTCAAATCGTGGCTGTTGGTCCTACTACGCAGGAGCAACCGGATAATGAGACACTAGGCTCAGCCTGGGTGCTTTTGTGGGGTGATGGCTCATGAGCAGTTATCTGTGGATGCGCAAATGGAAAATCCTCGTAGTTGATGCTCAGGACAAAGAGGCCTTGAACGTGTCTGACCTGCATGTGAAGTTTACTGTCAAAAAGTCGCGGGAAATAAACAACTATGCTACCGTGGAAATTTACAATCTTACTGCAGCAACCGAACAGAAAATCCTTAAGGAAGGCGACCGTATCATCATTGAGGCCGGTTATGAAGGCTATCTGACTGCTGGTGCAGATGGGACGATACAAGAAATCAAAGACTCCGAAGGTAATACCCAAGAGAAACAGTATGGCGTTATTTTCGACGGAAAAATTATTTATCCGTCCCGACGTAAGGAGAATAATACGGACTACGTGCTGTCGCTCCTATGCGTAGACGGAGCTAATGTCCTTGCTAAAAATTTTATTGCAAAAACCTTAAACAAGGGCGTAAACCAACGTCAGATTTTGGATGCGGTCTGTGAAAAGTCAAAAACAAAAATTCCTACGAATAGTATCACGCAGGGGCTGTCCGGGCAAAAGCTGCCGCGGGGTAAGGTTATTTTTGGCGAGCCTAAAGATTATATATCCGATATCGCCCGCGGCAACGGGGCCAGCTATTGGGTGAATGATGGCAAGCTGAACATGATTAAGCTTGCCGACGCTGCCAAGGATGAAGCCATCGTGCAAACGCCTACTACCGGTCTTGTCGGTATGCCGACGCAGACGCAGTATGGCGCAAATTTTAAGCTGCTGCTGAATCCCGCTGTGCATATGTGGTCTTTGGTGCAATTAAAAAACAGCGAGATTGCGGAAGCACAGGTTACTCCAGGGCAGGCGCAGATGCCGCTTGATGAAGAGTGGATCTATCAGGTAATCGAGCTGACGCATACTGGTGATACGATGGGTAATGATTGGTATACGTCCTGTACGGCTGTTTCTCGTTATGGTAAGGGCGTTCTGCCTGCCCTCATGGCCAACAATTCGCAAAATCCAAACGGAGTGTGATTTTATGATTGATTTGAATTTGCGCACGCCGAACGTCGAACGGCAGGGAGAATTGGATGCTCGTGCCGCTGCAATCAAGACGCGCGTGTGCATGCCTGGTATTATCCAAAGCTTTGACGCGGCCGCTCAGACTGTTACTGTGCAACCAGCGCTGCGAGAAAAAATGCTTGCAGACGGTGATGAGACGTGGGTAGATATACCGCTCTTGGTTGATGTGCCTATCGTCGTACCACGTGCAGGAGGTTATGCACTGACGCTGCCTATACAGGCAGGAGACGAATGCCTTGTGGTGTTTGGCGATATGTGCATGGATGGCTGGTGGCAGAGCGGCGGCGTGCAAAATCAAGTTGAATGTCGCAGGCATGACCTGTCTGATGGCTTTGCTATTATCGGCGTGTGGTCGCAGCCTAGAGTAATCCCCGGGTACAGCACAGGCTCTGCTCAGCTACGCAATGATGCGGGCAGTGCTTACGTAGAGCTTGCCGGAGACACGATTAATATTGTAGGTGGTACGGTAAACATTAAAGCAGGGCGGGTGAACATCAATGAGTAATGCAACGCGCTTAGGCGATTTGGATACCGGTCATGATGCCTGCTCGCCGACAGCACTCGTATCTGCCAGCCCTAACGTATATATCAACGGCCGCGCTGCAGGACGCGTGGGCGACAGTTATGCGCCTCACGGCTGCGTCGCGCATCCTACGCATAGCGGTGTAATTGCTAGTGGGAGCAGCTCTGTGTTTATTAATGGCAAGGCTGCGGGGCGCATCGGTGACCCCGTAAGCTGTGGCGGCACTGTGGCCGAAGGCAGCAGTAATGTGTTTATTGGAGGCTGATATGCAGGTTAGACGTTTAGACGACAATTGGGACTACTGCTTTGGTCGTGGCTCTCAAAATTACATCAGCGGCATCGAAGCTGTCGGGCAGGCGATAAAGCAGCGCCTGCTCTTGCTTTATGCCGAGTGGTGGGAAGACTTAAAAGATGGGCTGCCGTTGTGGGAGCAGATTTTAGGCACATCTGGCAGTGATGAAAACAGGCAGGCCGTTGACATTATTATCCGTGACCGTATAAGTGGCACGGAAGGTGTGCAGTCTGTCACGTCTTTTGAATCAAGCTATGAACGAAGACATTACAAATTTACGGCGACCGTAGAGACTATCTATGGCTCGTTGACTATTAGTAGCGAGGAGGTGCAGATGTGACGTATTTTAAGCCTTATGTTGATAGTACGGGACTGCATATCCCTACCTACAACGATATTTTAGAGGATATGATTGCCGCTATGAAGCAAATCTACGGTGATGATATCTATTTGGACAACAGCTCTCCCGATTACCAGCTGCTATCCATTTTTGCCCTCAAGCAAAGCGATACGCTGCAGGCTCTCGCGTATGCGTATAATGCACGGTCACCTGAAACGGCTATTGGTACGTCGCTGGACAGCGTGGTAAAGCTGAACGGTATTAAACGCAAGGCTGCCAGTCAGAGCACGTGTCAGGTAAAAATCACCGGCACGCCATTTACACAAATCGTTAATGGAGCTGTGCGTGATCGCGCTGGCCTGACGTGGGATTTGCCATCTAGCGTGGTTATTGACTCTAGCGGAACGACTTACACTGTTGCGACCTGCCGCACGGCCGGAGCTGTGAGCGCTCTGGCTGGCGATATTAGCCAAATTGAAACGCCGACTTACGGCTGGGTGTCTGTAACGAATGAAGTTACTGCTGTGCTGGGTAATGCGCAGGAGACCGATGCGCAGCTGCGTGAACGCCAGACTATCAGCACTGCGAATCCGTCGCAGACTATGCTAGACGGAACGAAGGGCGCGATTGCTGCTCTAAAAAATGTTTCCCGCTACGCTGTGTACGAGAACGATACCAACGT